AAACCAAGTTATCGCTACCCTGGTTTTTAAAGTGCCACACTAACATAACATAAGTATGAATATGATTAACAACGATCTTGCACCACCTAAGATATTTGGCACTCTTCCTAATAAGTTAGATTGGGCGGAACTAGATTGGTTGCACGACCTTCCGGGTAATAACTTCTTCGGGTTATGGTTGCGTGGTGGTGGAGGCGGTGGCGGTGATCCTGACTTACCTAAAGGTTATGATAATTATATACTGTCTTACCATATGGAACGATTCCATTGGGAGTGGATTAGAGAACAAGCAAAAAATATAGACGGACGTATAATTATAATCAATGATGGTCTGCCTTATGATAACTTTGATCAACTGCCAAACGTAGACTTTTATACCTTTCATAGTTGGCACTTTCAACTGCAACAAATACACGAACTTTTTCCTAAGATTCCAAAAAAGCAACAAAAGTATAAAGTTAGTGCTATCAACAATAGAGTAACAGACAACAAATTAATTATTTTTACTGCTATTATGGAATTAATTGAAGACAAAAGTCTTGTAAAACTTAGTGATTGGATTGAACCAATGAGTGTTAACTGGTACAAGGAAACTGGTTATCCTATACTAGATCAACTTACAGAAACTTTTAAACAAAAGTACAAAGGAAATACAATTTTACTTGACAATCTTCCAGCTTTCCAGTGTGTTGAACAAAGATATAATAGCGATCCGTTTAGCATAGCATTAACAGATGCTGCCCTGCATTTTTGTTTAGAAAGTTATCACTATAGTTACATGATAGATGATTATGGAAATTATACCAGAGCAGGACCGCATCTAAGTGAAAAGACACTCAAATGTTTGCTAGGAGGAACTGCTTTTATTCCCGTTAGTCAATTTGATGTATACAATCAATTGCAACAACTTGGATTTATGTTTGATTACGGTCCTTTAGATTTGTCCTTTGATCGTGAACCTGGCAACCTTAGTCGGCTTGTAAAAATTGTTGAATTGTGTAAGACAATAAACATTTATTCAATCGAAGAGCTACTACATTATACAAAAGAATCCAGTGAACACAATCGTGAATACATAATTAGTGAAGACTTTAGCAATCTTTGTAAACAAGCAAACGAACAAACTGCAAATAAAATTATAACAGAGCTATCATGATATTGATATTAGGAAAAAGCACAATAGCAAAGGAACTGGAAAGTGTATTGCCAAATAGTATAGTAGTCGGAAAGCCTGAGTACAATTTTAGTAATCGTTACGAATGTGAGAAACTTGTTAGAGATTATACTCCAGACATTATAATAAACACGTTTGCACTCGGACCACAAGCTGATGATGCTTGGGAGCAATTAACTGTAAACTTTACAAGTATGGTTTATATCACTGATTTATTTTACAAAAAATTACAAGGTGCACACATTATTAACTTTTCAAGTGCAGGTACTTACTGGAGCAGTTATCCAGGCATCGAAGATAGTAAATTCTTCTACAATCTAAGCAAAACTTGTCTAAGTACGTTTGGTAAATTATATAACAGAAAAATAGTCGACGAAGCACGTAATGTTGTTACAACATTTGAGGTAGGCAAGTTTAACAGTAAAATGAACAATTGGTCAGGTGGCATGCCTATCAAAAGAGTTGTGAATACTGTAAAAGACTGTATCGATAAACGCTATACACAAATTGCTCTAATACGATGATAAAACTTTCTGATGTAAAAAGTTTGCAACTAGAAATTACAAACTTGTGTAACGCGGCATGCCCACAATGCCCACGTAACTTTTTTGGCGGCCAAACACTAACAACACTTCCGTTGAAGAACTGGACACTTACTGAGTTTAAACAAAACATTCCTTTAGAGCAGTTTACAAGTTTAGAGCAAGTGTATTTTTGCGGTACGTACGGTGATCCGTTTAGCAACTACTACATAACGCAGATAGTGCAACATATAAAATCTATTTTGCCAGAGGTTAAGATTGGTATTCATACTAATGGCGGTATAGGTAAAAATAAAACATACGTAGAAGTAGCACCTTATGTAGATTTTATTGCATTTGGCATTGACGGACTAGAAGATACAAATCACATATATCGTAGAAATGTACTATGGGATAAAGTAATGGATAATGCTACTACGTTTATTGCAGGCGGTGGTATTGCATATTGGGATTATATCGTTTTTGATCACAATCAACATCAAGTAGATGCTGCAGAAATATTAAGCAAGGAAATGGGTTTTGCAAAATTTAGTGCAAAACGCACAGGTAGATTTTTGAATCGCAAACACGAGTATGAGAGCAAACTTACTGTATATAACAAAAAAAATTTAGTAGACTATGTGATATACCCTCCTTCAGATAAGCAGTGGCGTAACAGTAACTACGATAAACTAGTAGATATAGAAAACATTAGAGAATATGCAAAAACCGCATGTATCAGTTGCAACGCATTAAATATTAAAGAAATATATATAGGAGCTGATGGATTTGTTTTTCCATGCGGTTGGCTACATGATAGGTTATATGGTCCAGAAGTTGATGGAACTGCTGATCAGTCACTGATGAAAAGTCTTATGCACACAAGCGGAGGACTAGCAAGTACAAATGTATTTCACGGCAAACTTAAAAATATAGTCGAAGGCGAATGGTTTGCAAATATACAAAAAAGTTGGACCAACGGAAACAGGTTAGAACGTTGTGGAGTTATGTGTGGTGACCAGTTTAACTTAATTGGGGAACAAAATTTAGAAGTAGGATACAAGGAGTAAACATGCCAGCAAGAATTGAAAATGTACTAGAAAGTTATAACTGGAAAGTTGATGAACGTTTTGATAATAAAACGTTAGATTACAACAAAGAAAAACACAACTGGACAGAATATTTCTTTGAGGCAGTAAGAGAACTTAAACCAGAGCTGCCGGATTTGACACTAATACACAAATATTTCAAACCAACTGAATTTATTAACCTACGTAAACACCTTGAACTTTTTACAAATAGCAAGGAATTCAGCACACGGCTTGATAGTTTCTTTGCTGACTACATTCGTGATCTTGTTGATGATCCAAATTACCTAATACAATCAACTAGCGGCATAAGATTTGTTGTTCCAAACCAAGACGAACTTGGCAGATTGCTTGCATTTCATACAGGTTATTGGACTGGCTATAACAACCACATGGGCACAGTATGGATTCCACTTACTAAAACTTACGGAACTAACACTATGCAAGTTGTAAGCTGGGATGATAGTATTGAAATAATGAATAAGATACATAATGAGCAATTGCCACTTGATGAGATACAACGTTTATCCATTGAAAAAAGTTATCCAGTTGAAATTGACGTAGGACAGGCATGGTTGTTTAATCAAGGACATGTGCATGGCAACATAAACAATGAAACTGATATTACACGTGTTAGTTTTGATGCACGGTATGCATTGCCCGGGCACGACTTAGGACCAAGACGTGCAGGAAGTTTTTATAGACTGCAAGGACATTATAGTAAAATTGATACGAGTGATCTTGCAACTGGTCCTTGGGTTGTGTTTGTAGATCAAAATAGCTCTTACATAGGAGAAACTCCACACTTTATAATACGTGAATTTTTACTTGGTAAAGCACGTCAACTGAATCTTAATGTAGTTGAATGGAGCAACGAGTATTGGGGTTGCACATGGATGCCAAAACTACAAGACTTTGTAGAAAGAGATAACATTAGTGGACTTATTGTACCAAGCATACATGCATTCTCAGGTACAAAAGAAAAAATTAAAGAATTGTTTGAACAAAGCCTCAAAAGTGGGCAACAGATACTATTTGCAGATGAAAACATACTATTAAAGGATGAACAAGAGCTGGAAGTTATCTTTCAAATACTCAATCTGGAAAAATAATACTTGACACCTCCACTTAACTGTTGTATAATTAGTTTTTAAAGGAGCATAAACATGACACAATTCGATCCAGACCAAAAAGCAAAACTAACACAGATCATCAACGAAGGTATGACTGTAATGAGCGAAGTTGAAGCACTTAACGAAGGACTTAGCGATACCATAAAAGCAATTGCAGAAGAATGCAATATCAAACCAAGTGTTTTGAAAAAAGCAATTCGTATTGCACATAAAGCAAGTTACACTGCTGAAAAAGAAGATCAAGAACTACTTGAAGAAATATTAACAACTGCTGGACGGACACTTTAATTGAGTTATGTTGATGCATTATTTGATAGAGAAAAAGA